AAGCTGAAATTGCCTTTGTTACGTATAGAAGACAACACACAGGCGAATCTGCTGGAGTTGACAAACCTGCAGCCGACGTATTCTATGATGTAACTAAAGCTGAACCAATCGCAACCGCGACCGTTTCAGGTTCAAAGATTCCGTTAGCTGTATGGCATCAAGAAAAATTAATTGATATTAAGTTGGCGCAGCCAGTACCAGCAAGGGATAAATCGGGCAAGCTTATTGAAATCGATAAAGTTTATCCGTCTTACATGAAAAGCGAAGGCCAATCAGCTACTGATAAACCTACGACTACTGATACAACGACAGTTTCACCTACTACTTCTACACAAACGGTCGACTCGCCACAAGGCTCTCAATCGAACTCAACTACCTTCGTTGATCTTAAGAAAGCCCCAGGATTTAATCAAAAGGTTCAAGATCTACAGAAGAAGATCAAGACACTAGGCGGAGACGCAGCAACGGCTCTTGGTAAATTCGGAGCAGACGGTAAATATGGAAGCGGTACAGCTAATGCAATTGGAAAACTTGTAAATAACGGTACTCCAGTTGACTCAATTAATGCAGAGATTTCTGCTAAATTAGATGCAGCCTTTGTGAACTTAACTCAAGCTCAAATCGATGCAGCTAATAAGAAAGTAGAAAAGCCAGTCGACCGTAAAGTTCAAAGGCCTAGTCCATTTTAATAAAAAATAAATATACTACAACACATGAATAATTACGCGCTTATTTTAGAGAAAAAGTCTCATGGCTACTTACTGGTCAATGAGGCCGCTGATATGCAAACAGCTGACGGTTTAACTAAACTATTATCTGGTCAAAATGGAGGACCTTATGCAAACCAATGGAACCAATTCATGGATGAAGTTGAATCAAAGAAGGCAGCTGGTAACTATACGTTCATGGTTAAACACGATAACGGAAAAGACATGATTAACGTCGCTTATCAAATCGGAACAGACTTAAAGCCAGTAAAAGGAAGTCTTAAGCTAGCAGCGGCAACCTCGTCGTCTCCAGTTTCCGGCTCATCTATTGACATTAATAAGATTGCCGAATATGACCCAAAGGGTAAAATGTATGAATTTATTGCTGCATTAATCACAATATCGATTCAAAAATTCGGAAAGGCATGGACTCCTGATCATATTAAATGGGTTACTGCTCAAACCAATAAGGTTAAAGCATTAGGCGGCTCCTTCGCAGGAATCGAAAAAGCAGCAAATGCCAGCTTTTTACTAGGTGACGGTAATATCGCAGACAATTGGATTAAGCTGACCGGTGGAGATTTACCTACACAAGTAACCACAATTACCTCAAAATACAAGAAAGCCGGCTCAGTTGAGTCAGATGCTGATATTAAGATGATCATGGACGCAGTTGATCTTAAGCTAAATGAGACAGTTACATCATTTGCTGATAGTGCAGCTATGCACGGTTTGTACATGCTAATTTCACCAAAATTCTCCGCTGATCAACTTGCCAAGATGTGGACAGCGTCCGGTAAATCTGGCGGTTTTTTAACAGGTATTGCTGGGGAAATCGACGAGATTATGGGTACTACCCAAAAATGGCCTGAAAAATTTGCGGCCTGGACAGTTGGAATAAGAGGTCTCACGCTTTGGTCCGGTTTTTACACAGCATACAGATTCGATACGGTCACGTATACTGAGAGTATCGCAGCAATAAAGGCAGCTTTAGTATAATAACTAAATGAAGATTAAAGCATTCTCTGAATTCTTAGCTGAGTCATCAGCTGGCCACGATACGGCCGGTGTAGCAATATTATACAATCAAAAAATTTTACTAGTTCATCCAACTAATGGAAGTTGGGTTAGACCAATCATGGGAATTCCAAAGGGCAAGGTCGAAGCTGGCGAAGACCTAATGAATGCTGCTCTACGAGAACTTAGCGAAGAGACAGGAATCTATCTTTCTCCAGATAAATTAGAATTGCCCGTGCAGACAGTTGAAGTTTACGATAAAGACGGCAAGTACAAGAATGCACTACACTATTTCGTTTTCCGAATTGAGGATCTATCTGAGATTGAGCTGGAGTCATTAACTATTCCAAAGAGCCAACTTCAGGCAGAAGAGATTGACTGGGCCGGATTCATCGATATCAAAGAGGCTTACTCAAAAGTTTCGCGAGCCCAACTTATAATTTTAGACAGACTTTCCTAAAACTAGTTCAAGTTTCCTAGTAGAATAATAATCTAAACAATATCTTTATTCAAATGGAAAACTCACAAGAACTAGCAACCGACTTATTAGTTGAAGAAACTGTAATGGTCGAAGAAACTTCTCCAGAAATGGAACCAACACAAGAAGGCGGCGAAGAGCCTGTACAAGAAATGTCAGAACTTGACATGCTTATCAATCGTCGTACTGGATACTTCCCAGTTAAATTAGAATTAGCTGATCTTAAATGGATCAAAAATGCATGCAATGGAGGTAAATTTACTTTCACTGGCCCTAATGAAGCATTCATGGTAATGAATTGTTTCTTGGGATTCTCTTCTGCAATTGCGCGAGTGGAGCAGGAACAGGACGAAAACACTGAATCGAGTGGAGCAGTTCAAATTCAGGCATCTGCCCTAGAAGCTGCAGCAATTCTACTTAACAAGTTCGAAGGATCTAGCCTTGAATCAGCACAACGTGTATTTCGTATCGCAGTAGCTCTTAACACTTCAGTAATGGAAATGAAAGAGCTTGATCGTATTATCCAAACTATCAAAGTTGGAATGGCGAAACAAGACGAACTTGATAACTTGGCTAACGAAGAGGTTGTAAACCCTAGCTAATAATTTATAAATTTTATGAAAAAGCCGCGACAGCGGCTTTTTTTGTTTAGTATAATAATCAATATGAAAACATCAGATTTTAAACAGGTTGCCGAGTTCATTGAAGAAATGAAGGCTACTTCTTCAACCAACGATAAAAAGGAGATACTTAAAAAGTATGATACCTCGACCTTGCGTAAGTTATTTGAATACGTATACTCTCCGTTTAAGCAGTACTACGTTACCTCAGATAACTTGAAAAAGCGTCAAGATCTTACTGTCGATAGTTACGATAACTTGTTTCAATTACTTGACGATCTGAATGAACGTCGTGTCACTGGCCATAATGCTATACAGGTAGTTAATGGTTTTATTGCCAAGAATCAGGAGTTCGCAGATGTGATCTATGATGTGATAGATCGTAACTTAAAGACTAGAGCTACGGCTACTTTAATTAACTCAGTAATGCCCGGAACGGTTCCTACTTTTGATGTCGCTCTCGCTGAGAAGTTTGACGGAAATGAAAAGAAGGTAAATTTCGAATCTGGAGAATGGTGGGCAAGTCGTAAGCTTGATGGAGTTCGGTGTATTACAATAATTGACGAACACGGAGAACCTAAATTTTATTCACGAGCGGGCAATGAATTCTTAACTCTTTCAGTTTTAGCAGAGGACATTAAGAAACTTGGTCTCAGAAACAAAGTATTGGACGGAGAAGTTTGCGTTATGAAAGAAGGTGGACTTGAAGATTTCCAAGGAATTATCAAGGAGATCGGCAGAAAGAACCATACGATTCAGACTCCAAAGTATTACGTATTTGACTTCTTAGAAATGGCTGAATTTAATAATCAAGCAGGGGAAGTTTCTCTTTCAGCTCGATTAATTATCTTAAATGCAATCGTAACTGACTTAACCTATGCAGAACCACTTCCACAATTTCAAATAAAATCGGTTGACGAATTTGAAAAGATTGTAGCTGATGCAACTGAAATGGGTTACGAAGGAGTAATGATGCGTAAGGATATTGGTTACGAAGGCAAACGCTCAAAGAATCTGCTTAAAGTTAAAAAGATGCACGATGCAGAATACGTCGTAATTGATCTTGAATCTGACGTAAATCGTATCATTGACATGGGAAAAGAGGTTGAGGAGGTCATGTTGAAAGCAGTAATCGTAGAGCATAAAGGCAATACAGTTAGAGTGGGTTCAGGTTTTAATATTGAACAGCGAAGATACTATCACAAAAACCCAAATGAAATTTTAGGTAAAACAATTACCGTTCAATTCTTTGAAGAAACTACTGATCAACACGGAGCTCATTCCCTAAGATTTCCAGTATTCAAAGCAATCCACGGTCAAAAGAGAGAATTTTAATTTATATATGAGCAAACGAATAATTGTAGTCGGCAGAGCCGCAAGCGGAAAAGATTTTCTTCGTAAAAAATTCGAAGATAGAGGTTTTAGGTACGCAGTAAGTTACACAACACGCCCTCCACGCGAAGGGGAAGTTGAAGGAAGAGATTACTTCTTCTTAAGTCCAGAACAGGCAGCTGATCTAATTAAAAATGACGAGTTCTATGAATACGTTGAGTTTAATGGCTGGATTTACGGAACTACTCGTGACCAATTCGATGAGGATGACGTATTCATCATGACACCTAGTGGCTTAGCTCACCTGTCTGATGATGCGCGTAAAGAGTCATTGGTAATATTCTTTGATATTGCTGAGGATGTTAGGCGTCAACGTATGATGGACCGAGACATGCCCGGTGATTCAGTAGACAGACGATTAGAGGCCGATCGTAAAGATTTTGAAGGCTTCACAAATTATGATATAAAAATAACTAACCACGATTTCTAATATGGCATTTGAACTAAACGGAATAATCATTGAGATTTTCCCAGCACAGACTTTCAATAAAGGCTTTCGTAAGAGAGAATTTGTAATTGAATCGGGAGATAAGTACCCGCAAAAAATTGTATTTGGACTTGTACAGGACAAATGTGACATGATTGATTCTTATGGAATCGGAGATACTGTCTCAGTTGCGTTTGATGTAAAAGGCCGAGACTGGACAGACAAGTCAGGTCAGAC